ACTCCCTGCGAAGATGTTGTTGTACTATAAGCTGCGTTTTTCCCAACAGCCGTGCTGTAGCTGGCGGTGGTGTTGGATTGTAGGGCAGACGTGCCAAGAGCAGTATTGTTACCGCCAGTAGTGTTATAAAAAAGTGCAGCGTTTCCAGCCGCTAAGTTATTGTTACCCGTTGTATTGGTAGAAAGAGTGACTCGACCAAGCCCAGTGTTATTTGTACCAGAAGTGTTTGCAGTTAAAGAACCAGAACCAATAGCCGTGTTTTGAATACCGCTAGTAAGTGAGTCCAATGCTGTGTCACCAAGAGCTACGTTGTCTGTGCCAGTAGGGTAATTCCCATCGAGCTTGATTGTACCGCTATCTACAGACACGTTGCCTGCGACAGTCAATCCGTCTACGGTAAGCGTACCTGTGATGTCTTTGTCGGCAATGTCTGCTAAGTCTCTAGCTCTGGTCATTAATTAGCCTCCAGTGCGGTTAATCTTGTTTCAAGTGTTTCGATTTTATCTATTGCTTCTTGCAGTGCAGCCGTTAGTAATGGGACATATTTTGAATACTCAATCTGTTGGTATTTTGCAGACCCATCTTCATGTACAGCATTAGCTTCACCTTTAATTGCTTCTGGTACTATTCCATCTGCTTCGTCAGCAATAAAACCCTCAGCTAAAAAGTCAGTTCCTATCCAATTATATTTTCTAGGACGCATCTGTTTTATTCGTGTGATGCCATCGTTTATATCAACAATATTTTCTTTTAACCTTCTGTCAGAAGTCGTGTTGTATTCTACCTGTGTACCAGCAGAATTAAGTTGAATTGTAGTTAAACTGCTTCCGTTTACCCAAAAAGAAAAATATCTTTTGTCATCACCAGAACTGTATGCAAACTTATTCATATAAACACTTGACCAACCACGGTCAGCATTATTTGACAATAATAAAGAACCAAAACTGCTACCATTATCAATGCGGTATGCTAATTCACCAGTTCCAGAAGTTTGGGTATAGTTATTATGATTAGTTCCCCCAATAAAAAATCGTCCTCCTTCAGTGCTTGTAAGACGCATACGTTCTGTACCGCTAGTAGAAAAAGCTAATTCATTAGAAGACGGCCTAAACATACCCGTATCAGTGTCACCATAAAAAGTATGAGTTGGAGCAGACGCGCTTCCGTTTTGTGTTCCAACTGCTCCTGCAATAGATAGCTTTGCACCACCACCAGTTTGACCAATATCTACATCACCGCTACTTGAAATACGCATACGCTCCGATGCAACAGTATTGTTAGACGATGCGGTCATAAACCTTATGTAAGAATTAGAGGCCGTTCCATTACCATCAGACAAGACAATAGAAGTATGCGCTCTTCCAGTATTTTGAAAAGCACCTGTGTTTGGATTACGTTGCGTATTAAGTTGTAGGCTTGAACTGTCGAAATCTATAAACCCTGCGTTTGTCGTACCGCCAAGTTGCATTTCTCCTGATGACCCGATACGCATACGTTCTGTTAAGTTAGTATCACTACCTGCATTTGCATATGGCTGATGATTAAATGTCATAAAGTGACCATCAGTCATTACCAAACCACAGCCAGAACCACCTACACCAAACTCTAAATGTGCAGCACCATTAAAGTTAGCTTGTATTTTAGGTAAAGAACTATCTTGAACGGTTAGCTTGCCAGTACCGCTAGTTGTTCCTATACCAACTTTTCCGCTATCTTGTTTAATAGTTAAAACATCCCCAAGTCCATCATCTTTAATGACAAAATGACCAGTAGAGGTATCTCTTCGAATATCCCAATAACTTGTTCCGCTGTTTGATGAAAGCCTTGCACTATCCATCATACCTATGCCGTCTATTTCTACACCAGTAGAGGTGGTGGCTAGTTTAGCTGCATTGTCATGATACAGAGTTACTGCACCGTTATTAGCTGCAAACAAATAGTTTTCACTGTTATCAGCGTTGTTTAACTCAAGATTATTAGCTTGTATTCTTAGGTTACCCGTCCCACTGTCTTGTATTATGGATCGGCTTCCATCATGAAATATGCTAAGATCAGAACCAGCACCAAATATGGCTTTATTGTTATCTCCGAGAGACAGATTGCCTGTCATTGTATCGCCAGCAACTTGAACATAGCGCGTGTCAGAGGCGCTTTTGGAATAATGGTCGTTTGAAGTAAAAACAAATGTGCCGTAGGCCACTATATCAACAGTGTCGTTTACTGACGCGCCAGAACTGAGGGAAATGCTAGTTCCATTAGACGCTGTGAAATCCGTACCAGAAATTAATTTTACGCCATTTAAATAAACATCGACAAAACCAACATCGTAACTTGCTGAAAAAGTGGTTTGCCCTGCTGTTGCAGTATATGTCTGTCTTTCACTAGTGCCGTTTACAGTTGATCCAACAGTGTTCCAGGCGCTACTGTAATAAACTTGTAACTCATTTGACCCGTTAAGCCGCAATAAATTGCCGCCACCAAGGTCTATATTTCCGCTAGCATCTTTTAAAACAAGATCTTCATTTACAGCCGTAATAATAACTTCAACGCCACTGCCACTTAAATTTAGCAGTGAGCCAGTAGAGCTTTCGGTTAATGTACGAGATAAGGTAGTTCCACTATGCGTATATGTACCTGTTCCTATCTCGAACGCATTTCCATCTGTGATAACGTATCGGACAACGTCACCATTTGAAATTCCACCACCAGAAAAAGTCTGAAATCCTGCAACGGCATTCCCTAATGTAACCGTGCCTGTTCCAGTAGTTGACGTTTCAACTTTTACGCGATTTGCTAATACATTAACCATTTTTTTGCCTAGCTAGGATCTGGAATTCCAATATCGAGAGCGTTGAGGCTCCAAGTGTTTCCGCTGTTTACTGACTGTGAAGCTGTAAGCGCACCAGCCGCCAACAATCGACTGTTTGTCGTATCTGTAATTGCGTAATGAGTAGCAGTGCCAGTGCCCGTAATACTTCCGTCTGTTATTGCTGCTAAAGTAACTTTACGGCCTCCACCGCTCCGATCTGTTGGACTTCCAATAGAAATACTGGTTTTGTTTCCGAGCGTGTGCGTAGAAGTTGCAGAAGCATAACTTGTAGCCTCTTGTGATGTTAAATCTACCCGATTGGCCTCATTCGTTAAAATGTTCAAACCAGAGTCTAAAACTCTATCGCCTATACTTGCCATTTAATAACTCCTTATTTTAATGCGACGACCAGAGCCGCCTGTTTTTGCCCTGTCGCCCTCGTTGTTGATATTCGTGACTGCGTTTTGATAAAGCGAGCCCCAGACCGCCAATCGATTATCTTCGCCCAGGTACGGGGCGCTGTTTATTAGGCTGCCGTACAAATAAACATCCGGATGATTTGTCAGTAACCAGTTTGACGTGTTGCCAGTGTTTAAAGCGTCTATTTTTTCGTAATACAGCATCTCGAGCGTGTAGGACGCATCTGGAGAAGGGAACACCTCGATGCTGCCATCAACAATTGTAAAAAATTTTGGCTTACCCAGGGTGTTGCCGGCTTCAGCTCTCAGCGTTGAGATCTCCGCCGTTCCAACCATCTCTAAAACATCGTGGTCGGCAGTGTTTAAGCTTTTCCTAATAGGCTCTAAAAAATCGACAGGAAGGGCAGTAAATTGATTATCTAAAACGGCAGTCGCTCGCTTTTCCATTCGCCAGTGCCGAATATCTCGATTAAAATTTGCTTCTGCTAAAGAAATAAAAGTTTCGCTCGTTGTCGATAAATCATCACGATTTAAAAAATCAGCGATACTAGTCTTGAGCTCAGCGAAAGTTGTTATACTCATTGCATTTTTCCCAATAAGGTTTTTACTTGCACAAACTTGTTAAACTGATAAAAACAAGATCGGCCTTTTAATAACCAACTTGAGCGCCTTGCCATCCTGGCTAAAGCTCTAAAGCGGAGATAAATCTCATGCCTAAAATTTATTATGACGGTGAAATAAAAATTCTTGACCACGGCAAATGGCAAGAATGGATTTGGCCGTGCGGTTTCAAACATAGGGAAGGAGAAATTCCAGAAGAAGAACAACACTTGTTTTATCAGAGGTATAATCCCCAAGCTGGTCGAATTACTCATCGGAGCTCCTTGGGTTCATTGATTGAGTTAGCGCAAAAGCGGCAACGCCAGGAAGAATAATTCCAGCCTCTAATGATTTTTTAAGTCGATCTATCCACCCCTTACCTTCACCAATAATTTTACGCGCATTGGCAATGTCTTTGCGCGTAGCGCCATATTGAGCAGATAATTTTTTATCGCGCTGTAAACGACGTAAAGCGTTCTCTGCAATTTTTTCATTATTGTTAAATGCTTTATAAACGCCATCCGGCACGTTATCTAAAACTTGTAATAGATTTCTTGTTGCCTCTCCGCTTCCTTCGCCAGCTTGCCAAGCATCCTCAAAACCTAAATAACCAGCGTCAACTTTTGCCCTATCTGTAGTAGTAAATAATTTTGTGTTTTTAAGCTCAGAAAGAATACCTTTTGCTTCTTTGCTAGATAATGAGGGCTCACCCTCAAAATTAGTAAGTGTTGCGCCTTGTCCAGTATCTATAACATCCGGCAAGTCATACTTTTTCCCAATTTTACTTAATAAACCCAGCTCTGGTTCAGTTAATGGACGGGGCGCATCAAGAGCTGCAAATATTGAATTAGATTTTGTTGTAGGGCCACCAATATATGGCTTATGCCAAGCTCCAGCCCCTTGAACATCAATAAACGCCCTTGTCGCTTCGCCAGCGTCTAAAATTGCTCGTGATGCGTCAGTAACTTGTTTTCCTTGGCCTGGTATTAAATCAAACGCTACAAGTGGCCTAGCAACCTCACCAGGGTTAAATTCCGTGACGCCACCAGGAGGTGTGTAAACTCCCTGCATTGCAGTTGTAGGCTGCGTTCTAACGGCAACGCCAGTATCATTCAAACGCGTGTTTGCATAAATATCATCTCTGCCAGCAGTATTAGCAAAAGTGCTTTCTGGCATATTAGCAAAGGCAACGCGTTCCGCTTGACTTGCTGATGCTAAACCAGGCAATTGACCAGCCCCAATAAATGGCTGCGCTTCATATGTTGCAAAAGCTGTATTTTCTGGAAAAAACTCAGTTATTGTTTTGTTTGCATCTGCAAAAGCTAAAGAATAAGCAGTATCCTGTAATTCACCAGGAGCAAAATTACTACCTTCGTCTTTTAGTTTTTCTTCTGCTTTACTAAGATAATATTTTTCCCTGCGCCCATATATATCGTCAGCTTTTTGCTTTACCCAAGGAGCAGCTTGTATTTGCTCGCCCGTCCAATTAGTCCTGCCATCTAAATTTCTATTGTTTGCACGATCAACAGCTAGGGCAGTCTCGTAATCAGCATATGTATGTCCAGCGCTTCCAACTGCATTACGTTGAGCACTTCCGTCAGTTTCAGTAAAACCTAAAGTGCGCAAATGCCGAAAATCATTAACTCCGGTTGCTTGCTTATTTGCTCCAGCTTGCGGATTAATAAGTCTAGCGTACTCGCCTGTCTTCTTACCAAGCATATAATTATCAGGATTGTTGGTATCTATTGCAAGTTGTGACGCTTGTTGTTGAGCAGGGGTATATGATTTTGTCGGCGTTCCTGTTGCTACAGATGACATGGTATCTTTTAAAGCAAACCCAAGCTCGTTATTTGGAGCAACCCCAGCACTATACATACCTTGAGATTTCGACATCCAGGTTTGATCATTTGGATTATTTGTTACACTTTCGACACCTTCACGATAACGGTCATACCAATCTCCGCCAGCGGCACCAGCGTCAATTTCTGCATCCATAAAATCACGTTGTTTAGTTAACGATTGCTTACTTGTAATTTTTTCTGGCCCACCAATAAACGCACCACGCGATCCTTCACCAGATTTAATAATATGAGGCTCTTGACGCGCTACAAACAAAGCGTCTTGAACTGACATATTTCTTATATCAGGAACTTCAGCCATCGTTTTTGGCCTAGGAATTGTGGTTCCATCTGGCATTTGGATTGTTTTGCTATTTTTGTTTTGTGGAGGCACATTACCAAAATTAGATCCAACAACTGGCATTTCTCCTGGCTGGTTCATTCTGCCAATGACTTGCTCATAAACATTTTCGCCAATGTTCTTCATGCCACCGCTGGTTAAAGCCAGCGTTTCTGACAAATATTTAGCAGCATCTAAAGCAGTCTTGCCCCCATATTTAGCCACAATAGCAGTTGGCACAGCAAAACCAGCAACATCCATAAAAGCATCAACATAATTGCCTTGCTGCATATTCTGAATAGAGCTACCGCCAGCCACAACTGGGCTCACCATGTTATGTAAATTTTCTATGGATTGAATTTGATCCCTGCCTCTAGGGCTTACAAACTGACTTAATGTGTCGCCTATGTTATCAAACAACACATTTAATTTTTTCCGCCTTTCCGGCCCACGATTTAAAAAATTAAACAATGGATTGATGTTACGCGGATCTTTCGCTTGTATGAAATCAAAAACATTACTCATTTTTGCGACACTTATCGCCTCACACTTTTTTTGCCGCTACAGCCCCAGGCTTTACGGCGAACTTTTACTTTTGGTGTGCGCTTCTGACTGACAGTCCGAGCGCAATAATTATCTCCGCGTTTCGTACCAGGTCGAGAAATACGCCGGTGCGTTTTTCCCTTGCTATCCTTGTACGTTGTTCCGTCAGCATATTTTTTGCTGGCCGGTACTTTTTTACGTTTTGCCGGCATTATTTCTTCTTTTTCTTTGCCGGACGCTTCTTGGCAGTCTTGGCGCTTTCCTTAAATGCCTTGTTAGTAGGAGCTCCAGGATCTCCTTTTTTCCTCATTCTTTCGCCGCTTCCGGCCTTTATCCTAGCTCGTTTCCGAGCGATATTTCTGTAAAGTCCTGGTCGTTTAGCCATCTATCGCCCCACTTTCCGCATTGCTTTTTTATGCGCCGCTGTAAACGTTGAGCCAGCCAGCATCAGCTTTGTCATTTCACGCATGTGAGCAGCCGTGTGATGCTGAGAATGATTTTTCATCGCAGACTTTTGCCTGGCAGTTAAAGATTTTTTCTTAGCTTTAGTCGCCATAGCAATTACTTTTTCTTGCCGCCTTTTTTCTTCTTACCGTACATAAAAAAACTCCTTGTTAATCCTGCCATCAAATTAACATGAGCCAGGCTAAAATACCTAAATTCTATGCGATGCCTTGGAGGTTGCGCCGGAGCTCGCCGCGAAACTGCCTAAAAGATCCCGACATAGCCGTTGCTCCTTCCTGGGAAAAAGTGAGGGCAAGACTATCCGCGAGATCGGGTGAGTTAAATCCTCTCTTCTTCAAATCTTGTTTGCTTTCCGCTTTGATTTTTCCGGAGCTCGTAAACGTATACCGCAACGACGTCAGCTCCGACAAAAGCTGATCGTTCTTTGGGATCTTACACGACCGGTTTTCTAACCAGGCTTTTGTCTTGAACCAAAGCTCAGCTCGTAAATTTAAATAGGTTTCCTTCATAGACGGGCTCTCGCTCACGTTAATCGCACGAACAGGCAAACCAAGTTCAGAAAGCCTGTCATAACATCCGGCGCCCATACCGACACTGTCTATCATTATCTCCAGGTTTTCCTGCTCAAACGGATCCAGGGCGTCGTACTCGGCCTTTACACGGCCAACAGTCTGCATAAGGTCCAAGCCTCCCCAAGACCTGATTTCGCTCACTACGGAGCCTCTACGCTTGCACAAAGCCGTTTTATCGCCTCCATACCTACTAACGTCCAAAGCCCACACCATAGGCGTCTCTAGGCTCTCCTCGATGTCGCGATGTTGGGCTGCCTCGACCAGGTGAAACGGAATTATCGTGTCGTCGTCTGCTAACGGGAATTCACCCATGACGCGCACCATATACGCGCTGGAATTCTCTCCGTACCGGTCGCGCATCTCATCAATAAACTCTTCAGCCACTAACGGGCTATCTTGGCAGCTCCAGCGCCTGGTCCACCAACTTTTCCGCATTCGGTTGTGGCTCTCAAAAAACGTACCGCTGGAACGGGTAGGGTTCGACAACATCAACGTCGTCGCGTTCACGGATGACATTGAACCGGCGCTGGCTTCAAATACGACCTCCGGTACGCCGCTGGCTTCGTCGATAACTAATAACACGTTATCGGAGTGAACCCCCGCCAAAGCCTCTCCAGCGTTCTCAGCGCGCGCCGTCCGGCAAGAGATAAAAGCTTCACTCGGCGCCGCTACAAGCTCCACACGATCCGACTTCACGTTAAGCAGCTCTTGGAGCTCCCTGGGCAATTCTCCGATCCACCGCTTGAGCTCAGCAAACATCGCGTCAAATAGCTGCGAGCTAGTAGGGGCCGTCACAACGACTTTGCAGGGAAACTTGAGCATCAAAAACCATAGCATCGCCCAGCTCGCCGTCGTGCTCTTGCCAGTTCCATGACCCGACCGGACCGAGAGGCGCCTAGTAGGGGAGGCAACCTCTCTCAGGAACTCCGCCTGGTAGTCAAAAGGCTCAACGCCCAGGATCTCCTGCACAAAGCGCACCGGATCGTTTTGATACGCCAGGACAAACTCTTCCATAAAATTTTTAGTCGTCATTTTCGATAACCTTCGTCGCGTCCGGAACCGTTTTCATTTTTCGCAAAGCATCCAAATGCATGTCGCCCAGCGAAATTGTGACTTCCGTCTGGCCGGCCCTGGTGCCGTATCGCGCCTGGTTCCAAGCTTGAGCAACAAATCTATGCTGTCCGGCCTTTTCCCTGGCAATCGCAACGTCAACCTGGTTAAGCTCCTTTGTCCTGCTTCCTTCTTCCGCCAGGTCGCGTTCTCTTTGCCGCTCTTTGCTCAAATTTTCAAAAATTTGGAAGCCCATCTCCGCGTGTGCGTCCGCCGCTTTTTCGCGTATCGCTTCAATCGCTTTGCTGTACTCGTCGTGATTAATCAGCAGCCGGTGAAGGTATCCTCGGTTAAGATCGAGATCCTTTGCCAAGCTACTTATGGTGCCGCCAGACATGAGAAAATCTTGGAGGTATTCTGCGCCACCTCGCGTCTCGATTTTCTCCAATGCCTGGCGACGTTTTGGTCTTCCTGCCATGTATGAAACTCCTGTTGTTGTATTGTTATCCTATTTGGTTTTCTCTCGCCAAATTTCGGCGTCCGTGTGTGTCTTGGCCTGGTCCAGGACGGGGGGTCAAAATCGTAGAGGGGGGGGTCATTTTTTGTCTATTTGCGACATTTTCGGGCTCCTATATGCTAACCTATTGTTTTTAAACGTTTTCTAATTCGCATAATTAACATTATGTTAATTCTTGCCTCGCGTGCGCGCGTGTGCGCGACCCCGTCGCCGTGCGTCAAAGCGTAGTAAAGAGGGCAGCGCATGAGCAAAAGAACTTTGGGAGAAGTATACCACGCGCTGCCAGTTGTGAGCATTGACAGGGAGGAAACAATGCTCGGACCGAGGTAATAACTAATCATAAGCATAGATCATCCAAGCCTCCAAAATTACGCGTCATCCATCTGCAATCGATAGGCAATAACCAGGTAGTTAATTTGATCCAGCAAACTATCCTCATGGAAGCCGGTGTTATCAATCCTGGCAGCTTTGAGCTCGGCCATTAGTCTGGCAACCTCGTGAGCTGTTAGCTGCTCGCCTGGCTTCAGTTTGTCCTGGAGAACAGACGTCCACCTAGCCGCAATGGTTTCATGCAATGGACGAGCGTCTCCGTAAGTGTCCTCGCGTTCCGTCAAAATATTATTAGCTCTTTCAAGAATTGTTTTGTATTTCATGTTTACCTCTCGCTCTGTATTTTGCGTAGCCACGATCGCTGACGACAACGACGTAGCCACGATCGATCAATGTGTGGAGCTGCTCCAACATCTCTTGCTTTGTCTCGTCCATTGCGCCGGCAAGTGTCACGAGATCCATTACTCCCTCGGATCGCATAAACGTCAGGATGTGTAATTCGTACCTGGTCAATGGCTCCCTGGTCTTGCGACGCTTCTTGTCGTCGGGTAAAGCAGCTCTTAATCCTAGCTTGGCTCGCTTACGTTCAAACTCCATCATGGCGACGCGCATTTTATCCTCGTCCATTCTCAAGTTCCCACTTGCGTTGGATGATCGCCTGGCGCTGGAAGTGATCCCAATCCTTTAGCTTCCGGCAATTGAGGTGACGTTTTCGATTAGCGACTGCCTCCAGCTCTATGAGATCAGTGATAGCTTTCATCAGCTTGAGGAAATCTTTCTCCGACATTTCAGCATAGTCAGGAGCTTTCCATTCCAGTCTTTTGAGATCTTCTTCGGTCAGCATATTGATACCAAACCGAGCAACCCTACCACATACCACCAGTCTAAAGACTGGTGGTATTGATGGTATAGTTGGCGTTGCCAATACCAATTAGTATACCAATCGATACCATTTATACCATTTTGCAATACTTTATGCATTACAATCAGGTACTTAGACATCACACTGTTGCTGGTATCGACTGGTATTCCGCTCATAATTTGTACTTTCCAGGCATCAACCAAAAATTGTCCTCATTTTTAGCTATTTGACCCTTTTCGAGCAGCCCCTCTATGGCTCTGGTATAAGCTTGGTTTTTGTTGACGGCGGTAACCTTACCGGAGAAATGCTTGCGGAGATGTTCCTCCGGAATGATCCACCTGGTTCCGCTGTCTGGGTAACCAGGACCGGCAGGGTTTGCTTTACCGACGAGATCGCCCCACAATTGAGTAAAACAATTGATCCAAAGCTTTTCGTTTTTGCTGAGCTTTACCTTTGCCTCTTGCTTGCGGTCCTCAGTGACCGCCAGAACGTAGCAGCTCGTCACGCTGTCGCCGTCTTCATCTTCGCCCAGGATAACTGTCTCTAGTTCAAAGGCGAACTCACGGCCTCCCTCGATCTCCCGTTGCTTAGTTGTTTTGGCAAAGCGAATTCCGCTTACCTCATCAACGGCAACCTCTATTTCAGTATCTGTCGCGGCTCGGAGGCTGGAATGGCCACGAGCTAAATCAGTTGCCTTGCCGGAGTGATGCACTGACAAAACGCTACACTGGCCGTGCTCACGGAGCGCGTCGCTGTTGGCAATGTAAGCCGTCATATCTTCGGGCCCGTTTTCATTACCGCCAACCAGCGCCCGGGAGAGTGTGTCTACGACAATAAGAGCAATGTCGCCGTGCATCTCTTTAACTATATCTATTTGCGCCAGGAGCTTCGGAAGGTCGGCTTCTGGATCCAGCAAGTTAACAGGGCAGGGACGTATTGCCAGCGGCACGTTCTCATCCCCGTAGTGATCTTGGATGGCGCGAGCCCTGTTAAGGTAACCCGACCCTCCTTCAGCGGCATAATAGAGCACGACGCCTTGCTTGACGTTGTGCCCGTGCCAGGAGCGCCCAGCGGCGATGTGGTAGCTCATGTCGAGCGTAAAGAACGACTTACCGGTGTTAGACTGCCCGTAGACGACCGTCATTTGTTTGGCGCCC